AGGAAGTCCCAATTAGATTGTGAAAGAGCGTTTAGACTTGTACCGCTACCGATTATAAAGCATCGTTCACCGAAATGCTTATCTCGAAACGCGCGTATTTCATCGCAGTATTTAGGCGCGTTATGCGATACGACTTTATATTCAATAGGCGGTTTCGCTTTTTTCTCTATACGCTGCTTCTCTTTTTTATCGTTATTCCAACCTATCTTAAACCCTTGATGTTGATAAACGACAACATCTGAATCCGCTACCTTAACCTGCCGTCCGTCTGGGGCTATCATCTTGACGGTCATTTCTTGCCCCCTGATTTAGCCGCCCTTAGTAATGCCAAAATTCGTTTTGTTCCCTCAAGTTCGCCCTCTTTTTTCTTAATCGCCGCGTCGAGCTTTTCCGGGTCTGCACATAGCTCCGCGAGACTTGCTAAATCGTCAACCGGTTTCGCGTCTGCTATAACCGGCGCCGCCTGATTATTTCCCTCCGCGCCCCCTGTAATCTCTTGCATCGTTTTGCTCTTGCCGTCTTTATCCTTGTAAACATTTTTTGCAACCTTGCCGGTCGGTAGGCATCGAGAGCAAACATAACCGTCGCCCTCTTTAGTACTGCAAACTGGGTCAGCACATACTATATATCCGCAGCTGCTACACGGAAATAATGTCCCCGGCACTCCGTCTTTACCGCAAATATTACATTGCATTATCAGCCCCTTTTTACCAAAAGGTTAAGAGGGCGACCGAAGCCGCCCCCTCACTACTGCTTAAATCTATTCGTCGATAATCTCGCCCCAAGTGCTGTTGAGCACTGCACCGCCGTAGACGCTATCGACCGTCAAGAGCCAACCAAGATACGCCTGCTGATACGAAAGCTGTACTCTCGGCATAATCTGTGAGACAAGCCCCATCGCTTCACGATGGAAGAAGAAGTTATAATTTTCCGCTTCCTCCGGGCTATCCCCGCTAAACAGGGTCGAAGCCGTGTTCTGGCTCATCATAAGCTGGAAGCCGTGGATAGTGCCGAGTGCACCCTTGACAATCTTATCCTGAACGCCGATTTTGTTAATCTCGGTGAACCGGGCGATTGCAAGAATGTCGGACTTTGCCGTCGCTGAAACGACACCAAACATATCCTCGCCTTCGTCGGTCGGGCATTTGTCGGAGTCAAGATTTGCAAGGGCTTTAAGAATATCAGCCTCTGCAACTATGCCAGCCGCAGCCGTGTCCTCGCGATTAAATCCGGTCGAAGCCGTGCAAGCAAGACCCGCCATATACTGGTCGATTGCGTCGTTAATCGCATACAGCGACCGCTTAACGTAATAGTCTCGCACGTCCTGATTAGACTGAATATTAGCAATATCCTCAATAATATTCGAGGATTCCTTGTGCTGGTCAACGGTAATCGTAACGCTTGAGTCCGTGTTATCCTGCAACGTTACCGAATGGCCAGCCGTCTTGGTCGAAGCCGTTGCATCGCCGATAACCGGCATTGCAAAGCTCTTGCCTCGCGCGCCCGGAGCTACAAGCTGCGTGCGTACAAGGTTCTGCCAGACAAGCCTTTTCTGCGCCTGCCGCCTAACCTCCTGCATAATAACGGCCTGTGCGAGCGCGCCTGCACTCGTTGCACCGGTATCGACTACATAGGTACTAATGTCTGTAAACTGTGAAGAAGCCATTTGAAATTCACCTTCCTATTTTCTACTTTTAACTAAGTGCAATATCGAGAGGTACTCCGGGTTTCAATTTCGCAAAAGCCTTTTCGCCCATAATCTTTTCAAGTTCACCATTATTGAGCGCGTCGTTAATCTCATCGCGGTTAGCATCGTAAAGTTTCGCGTTCTGCATAAGCGCATTAATGCCGCCACGCCTAAGAACAGTTTTCCAATCGCCTGTCGCTACGCCGGTTGTTTTCGTGTCTGCACCTGAACCGGGCGCAACTATACCCTTTTTAAGAGCAGGGTGCTTTTCGAGTAGCATATCAATAGTCTGTTCAGCGGTATGTTCGGGATTTTCATCGCCCTCGCTGTCCACTACTATCAACTGCCCCATATCGTTAAGCGCAAAAAGTCCCGAATTTTTAGCAACCATCGTGGCAATTTGTGTGTCAGAAGATTTATCGCCTATAATAGCTTGCAGGTTATTAGCAAGCATCATTTCGTTATAAAGTCCTGTCGCTTTTGCCGTCGCCTTGTTTGCAGCAGCCATCTCGATTTTGTTCTCATTAAGCTGCTTCTGCACCTTCTTGAGTTCATTCGCAAGTTTACCGGCCTCTGCCTTTTTCGGGTCTTTTACACTCTGCTCCCTAAATGCTTTGAATTCCGCAACCTCATCTTCATCGAGGCTGTCAGCTTCCAAAGAGACAAGACGCTCGTTTAACTCCTTTTTTTCTACGCGATACTTTGTCAAATCCTTGTCAAGTTTAGCTTTCACTCTCAAAAGTTTCTCGTTATTGCCATTAGCCGTGTCTAATTCCGCCTGCAACTCTTCCGCTGAAAGAGTTGTTGCGCCTTCTGGCGCACCAGTAGTGCCGTCTCCGACGGCGGGGTCAACATCTGCCATTGTGTTACTCCTTGTCCAGATTGTCCGGCATCGGCGCATCCGTTACAAACGGGGCGCGTACTGCCGAGGTTTCAATTTTTTCTTTTCGCTCCGCAGTCTCCGCATCTATCGCGTCGTGGAGCTTTTTAATCTTTTCCTTGTCGCCGTCATATCTCTGCGAAATCCACGACTTCAATAATTCATCGCTAACCATATCCGGCAGTTCGCCGAACGCCTCAAACGCTTTCTTAATCTCGTCAAGCATTCCTGATATAGCAACGTCGTGGAAGTCGCGAGGATAAACTGATACGGCTATTTCCTTTTCATTCCAACCCTCAATTTTTGACTTTAACCGCAAGAGCCAGTTCTCTACATCTTGCGCGTTTTTAGCAATCTGTTTTAGAATCTTGTGTGTCGGCTCAAGGTCAAGTATCTTTTTAATACCGCTTTCAGCCGTGCCTTTATCAACTGCCGAGCCGCCCTCAAGATTAGCCTGTCGATATATCTCCTTGATTTCCCTATCGCGAGAAGTCATTATGTTCTGTGCCTGTTCTGGCACTGCACCTTTACGGTCAACATTAGCGCCGGTCGGTAAGCATATAACGTTATTTGTGCCGCCCTTTAAAACATCGCTTGGATTATCGACACCGACAAGGAACGTCTGCGTAAACGTAACATTGTATAGCTCCTCGTCAAGCAAACTATCATAATTAAATACCTTTTTCTGACATTCCGAGATATCCTCTATCTGCGAAATACCTACAAGCGGTTCTGCCTCGTCAAAATAAAAGGGATAAAAAGGCACTTCGCCAAAGTTATGTACTGTCGGTTCGCCGTTTGGCAAAGCGTTTTCATCGCTATCGACCGTGTATTCTTGCCACGTCGACGCAGTCCATTCTACGAATCTGACAATAGTACATTCCTCTACCATAAGCGACGGCTTATCGCGTGTCGTTTCCTTTATTACGATGCGCGTTATAGTCTCGCCCTTAAAGTCGACATCTACAATAGCGCGCGGGTCAACTGTACGGAAATATGAGTACAGCCCGCTTTCCTTTTTAGCAAGCTCACTGATTTTATCAACGTGATATTCAGGCGCATCGATACCTACGATATACAGCCCTAAATATTGGGCGCGTCTCGTAGCTTCGGCCATATAATCGTTTATCGTAGTACCTTGCCCGTCAACGTCTGTGAAAAACTCTTGCGCATTTGCGTTATCAGTACGTTCTATTTTCTGGCAAAATATATGCGCGTTATAATGGTCTACTATCGGCCTGCAATAATTCTTTAACGCGGCTAACATCGACCGACGGCTATACTCGTCACCTTCTTCGTGTTCGTGTCTAACAAGTACGCTGTTATTTCCGGCATCCGCGCCGTCTTTATATTTATTCCCACCGCGATACGATAAGGAAAAGAAGTCCCACGTATCGTGCTGGTCTATTAAATAATTAGAAGCCTTGTAATTCCCCAAAGTCAATTCACCGCCTATAAGTGTAACGCCCCGCCTTTTGGCCGAAGCGGAAATTCTCTATGTATAAAATAACCTAATGCGTCGGTTAAGTGGTTTCCCATTGTCGCTGATTTTTCATCTACTACCGAGCTGTTCTCTTTATAGCTCAACTGTTCGAGCGTCTTAGTTAAACTCTTGCATCTCGGGTCAATATATATTTTCATTCCGGCAACGCCCTTTGTCGTGTTCTCGAAATACTTGTTGACGTTCAGCACCCTATCGCTAATTGGCGGATTACGCCGCAACTGTTTCATATGCGGATTAAACTTCATATACTCATCGCGGATAATATGATAACAGCCTTTACCAGTCGTATGTGTCCGAGCTTCACCGCTTGCGTCGCCGTATACCTGCAATATCCCCGGTTTCGGATACCTCGATATAAATTCCCTACACGCTTCTGGTACGTATGAATTCTTTAACACTATCTCATCGATAACCCATATTTCATCGCCGTGTATCTGAATAATAACAGAACACATCGGATTAACGTTGAAATCGAATGCGTGGCAAAGCCCAAGTTTCGGCTCATACGGACACGGCTTAGTAGTCGATGCTGTACGGTCGAAATTGATGTATACGCGCCCTTGTGTTATGTTGACAAACAATCCGGCGACTTCTTGCTGCGATACCTCGTCTGTATACATATCGTTTAGGGAATCGACATAGCCCTCTGGTAAAAACGGGTTATCCCAAGACCCGGCTGTAATGAGCTTGTAATTCTTCTTGATATTCTCATCGCCAAACATATCATAAAGCCAGTTATAACCATTAGGCGTTGTGGTAATCCGTACATCACGCGATATGCTTTTCTTCTCACGCAAGCGACCGATTACAACGTCAAACGCTTTCTTTTTAGTGTCCCGTGTCTCATCGAGCCAAGCCCAGCCTAATTCGATGCCGCGTATATCCTCATAGTTATCAAGCGACCTTACAATCGCCTGTGCACCGTTCCTGCAAGATAATATACCGTCGTGTCTATCGAAACTGGACTTATACCATTTCGGCTTACGATTATAAATATAGTCAAGATGCCAATCGTCTAAAGTTTCAAAGAGCTTTTTAAGCGTTGCCTGATTCAACTGCTTATACGAGTTCGCGCCTATGAATCCAACCGTTTCAGGATTTTCAAGTAATCGTTTTGCCGCAAACGTAGCACCCGCGTGTGTCTTACCGCTTCCGATACCACCGGCAAAGCAAACGTACTTATCTTTAGCTTTCAGGAAATCGGACTGTTTACTGTAAAATTTATGGACTATCTTTCGTTCCTGCATTATCCTCAACTGTCTCAAATATATGCGTTATCTTAGTCTCGCCCATCTGTTCGTCGAGCTTTAATATGCCCGCCTTATAGCAAAGGTCGAGTATGCTTTCCTCTGTCTCTCGCATTTCCTTAACCGCTGTATTCTTAGTGCCACCGTCCGAGCGGTTATCGCTGTTATTTGCAGCATCCCAGTTCTTATAAAATAAAAAGAACATACTCGCTTTGTTTTCAAGAGCGCATTGTATAATCGGGCTTATCTCATTACCTTTGCGTTTGACCTCGGCAATTATCGTCTTGACAAGGCTTGCAAAACTGTCGTGATTTATTTCTTCCGCCATTCAATTCAAGAATCCCTTATCTCGTTTACGCAGTTTAAGCAGTTTAAGCATCGCCTCGAATTCCTTAAACTCCTTATCAAGAGCGGCCTCGTTATCCTTAACCGCATCTTCATATTTGACTTCATCTGATATTGCCGCAACGCCCTCTGCGTATATAATCGCAGCCTGCCCGATAAGGTTCTGTATTTCATCGGGCGTACCGGATATTGAGTATGATATATTCATTTAGTTATCTACCTTTTCAGCAGCTTCTTTTGCATCTTCTTCAGCGCATCTTTTTTGATATTCGAAAACCCGCCCAAAGTTATAATCTATTGTCTCGCTCTGCTCCATAATAGCAATCTGGGTTTTAGCCATTCCCTGGAGCGCGACAAGTGCGACCTCTGTTTTTCCGGGAAGCGGTATAACCGTATTATAAACACTTGCGTATGCAAGGGCTATTCCCTCTAAATTCAAAAGCGCCTGTCCGGTATTAATCTCCACCTTGCCGTCTTTTGCATTAACCGTTTTACAGAAGTCAATCATCGTTTCTCTCCCTCAATAATTTTCCTATACCCCTGTTTCTTAATCTCCACTATTTCAAATTCATCGTTAGCAACCGCGTAAATATTGAGCGCCGTCTTAATATCAATAG